TGGGGCTGGTGCTTTGATTTTTTCGATCAGAATTGCCGCGAAAAATACATTAAATGAGATTAAATCTGAAAAAGTTGCTGAGTCTAAAAGAGATCAATATATTGCTTTGACAGAGGCCTATACTCAATTTTTAGTATCATCCTTAACCCTTACCAGTAAAGGGACTGAAAGTTGTGAATCTCAAAAATTAGTTATAAATAATGATTGGAATCAACATTTAGCTAAGTATATTGAGTTATTGGGTTGTGTAAACAAAGTTAATTTAATAACTACTTCAGAGATTAGGATTGAGTTATTTAAACTTGAAAAGGAATTAAACTCATACCAAACCTCAATTTCAAATTACTACTTTAACAATAAATCTAAAGACTTGAGTGATAACATCCAAGAGAGTGTATTTACATTTGCTAAATTGCTTAGAAAAGATCTAGGTATAGAAAATAATTCGAAAATTGAGGAAGATCTCCAAGATTTGAGAAGCCGTTGAATTTCAGTCTGTTTCTATTTGTATAACCCACATATACAACCTCAATTTGAGGACGTGCTATATGACAACCCTATCCTGTGAGTGTGCCAGCTTGCAGTACATGCCTTGAGTAAACGCCTAGTTATTTTAGGCAATTCCAGCTAGGGCTTGGCAACCCAATCCTTAAAGAGAATGAAAGCAAGTGAAGTTGACCGTGCATGTAAGGTTGATGTGATTGTGAGTAGCGGTAGATCAGTTGCCGAGCTGATTAATATCGAACTATAGGCAAGGGTGTGGCAGATCACCACATCCTTATTTAAGCGCCATTAGCTCAGTTGGATAGAGCATCCGCCTTCTAAGCGGATGGTCGCAGGTTCGAGCCCTGCATGGCGCACCAAAATTCAGGAGAATAAATATGCTCCGATTGTTAATGTGTTTATTTGGAGTTCATGGCGCGACTGAGATTGATCGTGAAGTCAAAGAATGCCGTGATTGTTTGAAGGAAATATAAGACCTTTCGCTACGTTTACTTAGTCATTTGCCGAACGGATTACGGCATATAAAACCCCGCTCAATATGCATTATTGGTGGGGTTTTTCTTTTTTATTTGGTGGTGAATATGCGAATGAATCGTCGTGGTTTATTGGGTGCTATTACAGCAACTCTAGGTATGAGTGCAGTATTTGCAAATTGAATGGATCGAGCAACCAATAGCTTAAATGCTTTATCACGAGTTATGCGCTTAACTCAGCCAAATAAATATAAATCTAAACCAAATCGTTTAAGTCAAAAAAAAGCGCCGTTTAAATGCACGTCGGTTGGGAAAATTCAAATAAGGAATATTTGTCATGACAGATCGTGTACAAGCGAAAAAAGATTTGCAGTTCTGTTGTGCGGAGCTGGCGAAATATCAAAACCTCAGCCGTTCAGGTCTTAAGCGTCATCAAATGATTGCGATTGATGAAATCATGATTGAGCTGAAAGAACGTATCCGGAATTTGAGAAATATCATTAATTAGAAAAGTAGTGATAAGTTATTGAAATAATTTCGGACGTCGTAATTTTTCTCATATTTTATTTAATCTATTGAACAAAAATGTAAAGATGTTAAATTACAGCAAATGCTACAATAGCATCGGTAATAATTTCATTGGTCAGGCTTTAGGAGGTGGGTATGTCAGACAGATTAGTCATAGCACTTCGATTGCCAGATAAAAAACCATCCGATCTAAAATATAGTGAAATAATTGAATTATTAAAGCAGTTTTCAGCATTAACAAAAGGTGTTGATGATAAGTTTGGGTATATACAAGAGGGTTCTGTTTATTTAGGAACAGCCCCAGTAACCCAAAGCCAATATGCTGTAATTCAAGAGCAAATTCTCAACTCTAAAGATGGTGACTTAGATCAGTTTCTGCGTAAGCATCAAGATTGGGGCAATGCTGAAATTGGTGTTCATCGCGAGGATGAGTCGCCATTACAGATGAAGGTATTGAGATCAATTGGTGGGACTCTCGCTCCTCAAAAGTTTAAGCAAAATGATTGTTTAAGAGGTCGTGTAGCAAAAATTTCAACAGGCAAGGATTGCTACTATCTTGTGATCTCTTTTTTAAATGGATATAAAGTCAGTTCTAAAATCAAAGAAGAAATGGCATTAGTTTTAAGAAATTATTTGGTTTCATCTACAATTATTGAGTTTTCTGGTGTTGCAACTTATTCTTATGGAAGTAATTTTAGTCTATACCTTGAAGATTTTAAGGTTGAAAGCTTTGCTGTTTTAGAAGATGATACTGTTGATCAATGGGTGGATGATTTTGTTGGCTACGGACGAAGTGGGTGGCAGGATTTAGATGATCCGTATAAAGTCTTGGAAGATGAACGTTTGTCATGATAATAACTATTGATGCCAACATACTTATTGCATTATTTGAAGATGACGCTTTTAAATTTGGTTTTAAGCAATTCTGCAAACTAAATAATGTTGATCAAGTTATTATTCCTACCCCAGCATTGTGTGAGTTCTTGTCTCATGACAATGCGGATAGATTTAGTTTTGTTCAAGGTTTTAAAAGAAAAACAGTATCGATAGGTTTTGATGATAAAGCAGCATATTTAACTGCTAAGCTTGCTGAAAAATATTATTCAAATAGATTAGAAAAAGACAAACAAAAGGTTAAAGTTGATCTTCAGATTTTAGGAATTGCTGTGGCAAATGGATCACAATTTATTCTAACAAAAGATAATGATTTCAAAGACTATATATCGAGATTAAAGCTTTCAATTGGAATCAAGAGTGTTGCAGATCTATATATAAGAGATGAACTATTTAAACATTGAAGATTAGTATTCTTTAGAAGCCTCCTCCGGGAGGTTTTTTTAATGGGCGCAATATATGAAAAGGCCACAACCACCAGAACGAATTCTAAATATAGACCCTTTAGATAATGTTGATTTTGAGCCAGCAAAAGAGCTTGAAGAGTGGATTATCGATACTTTCATTTCCAGTGATGGAAAGCTTTATAACCCTGATCATGCACACATATCGCCGTGGCCTAGCACCTTATTTAAAGTTCTATGGGCATCTTCAGCATTCATCAAAGCTGACAGAGTTGTATTGGGCCAAACTGAAAAGTTTGCACCTATGGCGGGTGGATGGCGCAAGTTACGGCAAGAAAAACAGATGATTGATTGGTTTGGTTGTGTGCCTGACTTCATTATCACCATTGATGCAAAGTTCGCCTCACAGGCAAGTGACACAGAATTTTGCGCATTGATTGAGCATGAGTTGTATCACTTGGGTGCTAAGCGGGACGAAGATGGGAATTATCTAATAAGCGCCTCAACAGGTGAATATAAATATTATTTACGACCACACGATGTCGAAGAGTTTCATGGTGTGGTTCAACGCTATGGTGCATCAGATGATGTGCAGAAGATGGTAGACCTTGCTAATGATGGGCCAACAATTGGGAAAGCAAAAATTGCACATGCTTGTGGTACCTGTCTTTTAAAATTGGCTTAAATTTTTTTGCCATTTTACTTGGACGTACTTGGACGGATTTAGATAAATGGCAAGACTTAATAAACGGGTGAAACTCTATATAGTTCGGTCATTAGCAACCTATGAGACACCCACTGAAACAGCTAAGGGCGTCCAAGAAGAATTTGGCATTACGGTAACGAAGCAACAGTGTGAAGCATACGACCCAACCAAAAAGACAGGGCAGGATTTAAGCGAAGAATTCAAAAAGGAATTTTATCGAATCCGAGAGGATATGAATAAGAATGTTAATTCAATTCCAATTGCAAATATTGCCTATCGCTTAAGACGTCTTCAAAACTTTATCGATCATGATCGCTACAAAGATAACGCCGTGATTGTTCCTGATTTATTAGAGCAAGCTGCAAAAGAAGTGGGTGGGCTCTATACCAATCGTAAAGAAATAACTGGAGCTGATGGTGGACCAATAAAAACTGAGAATGAACAAACTCAACTTCCTATGTATACCCCTGAGCAGCTTGCAGGGATGTCAGCTCAAGAGCTATCTCGCTTAGCAATTAATGGCAAATTATGAGTTACGCAATTGAAGAAATAGCGCCCCTCATCAAAGAGTGGACGATTAATACACGTTTGCCTGAAGTTATTGCTGAGATGACTAGACGTTACTATTACCGAGCCGTAATAGAGCAAAGCGAACTCAGCATTCAGACTGAAATCTACAAGTGTAAGAATGATCCAGCACATTGGTTTAATCATTGGGTGTGGACCTACGATCCAAGGGGGATGCCTTTTGGATTACCGGCAAATATTCCGTTTGTGCTTCGCCCTGGACAAGTTGAATTGGTCGATTGGTTGCTGGAACGTGAAAGCACTCAAACTCATGGCCTCATTGAGAAGAGTCGTGATGAAGGTATGAGCTATGTTGTGCTGGGCTTCTACTTACATAGATGGCTATTTGTCGAGGGCTTTGCAGGTGGAGTTGGTAGTCGTAAAGAGGATTTGGTTGATAAGAAAGGCGACCCTAAAACGCTACTACATAAGTTTCGAGATATGTTCTCAAAACTTCCTGATTGGATGAAGCCGAAAGGGTTTGTGGAAAAGGTCCACGACAACTACATGCGTATTATCAATCCTGATAATGGTGCAACGGTTACGGGTGAGGCAGGAGATAACATTGGTCGTGGTGGACGTACCACGATGTACTTTCTTGATGAGTGGGCATTTGTAGAGCGTCAGGAAGCTGTAGATGCGGCTATATCGCAGAACACAAACGTTCATATCAAGGGATCAACGCCAAACGGTATTGGTGACAAGTTTCACCAAGATCGATTCAGTGGGCGCTACTCGGTTTTTACAATGCCTTGGAGGTCTAACCCCGATAAAAGCTGGCAAGTTGAATTGAGAGGTAAGCTAATTTACCCATGGTACGAAAAGCAAAAAGCTACTCTTGATGACATTGTCTTAGCCCAAGAGGTTGATATTGATTACGCCGCTTCAGTTGAAGGTGTGTTGATTCCATCGGCATGGGTTGAGGCTGCTGTAGATTCGCATATAAAACTCGAGATTCAGCCATCAGGTGAGCGTAATGGTGCTCTTGATGTGGCAGATGAGGGTAAGGATAAAAACTCCTTTGCCTCACGTCACGGCATTGTTCTGCAGTATTTGGATACGTGGTCAGGCATCGGTGATGACATCTTTGGAACAACCCAGAAGGCGATCGATATTTGCTTAGAGCAAAAGCTGAATTTGTTCTTTTACGATGCAGATGGTTTGGGAGCTGGTGTTCGCGGTGATGCCCGAGTCATCAATGAGCAGAACAGTGCTAAAGGAATTGATGAGATCCAAGCAGATCCGTTCAGGGGCTCGGGTGCAGTACATAACCCAGAGCTTGAGATGGTGGAAGCCCGTAAGAATATCGATTTTTTCGCAAATCTAAAGGCTCAAATGTGGTGGAGTTTGCGCATGCGCTTCCAGAACACGTACAGAGCACTGCAAGGCATGCAATACGATCCTGATGCACTTATATCACTATCGACTGAAGATTTGGATAAGTGCGAACTAGAGCAACTTAAGCGTGAGTTATCACAGCCGACCTACAGTAAAAACGGTGCTGGCAAAATCCTTGTAAATAAGCAACCCGATGGTGCCTTGTCACCTAACCGGGCTGATAGCGTCATGATCTGTTTTAGTGATATCAAACCACCTGCACGATTAAGACCAGGAGGGGGAGGTTCACGAAGTTTCTAAAAGGTTTTTAAAAT